GTTGGGTCTTGGTAGTTAGCCAAATATTCACGAACAAGTGACATTGCTTCAAGCTCCAATCGGGAGTTACCTTGAGAAGCCAGTTCATTTCGTGTCATGTAGAAACGCTCTACATCAGCGGAAGACAAACGATTTGCCATTATATTCTCCTAACATTCAAAAATTGATAAAGTTATTGGGAAGCTGAACATTCCAACCTCATCTGTGAGCTCACTGCTAAAGTCTGTTAAGTCCCCAAATTTCACAGGGGTTACTTTTATTGGCAAGTACCAATCGTCTTTAGAAGCTACATCATCAGCGAAGGTCTTCATTTTCAAGCCTCTTGTTGTCTTAACTTGATGGTATATCATTTCGCATATAGCCTGATACACACCGTCACGATACTCTAGCTTGCCCTCTGGTGTATTCTCTATACAACGTCTACCTGTGATAGGTGACACAGAAGAGTAATACACAGAGAAGTTCACTATATACCGCTTAAAACAGCCTTTGTTTAGGGGGTCTGGCACAATGTCTATCGCCAAGAAGGGGGTATCCCAGCCTTGATTATTCTCATAGTGTTCAGAAGTCCCTACATGAACATTGAATTGCTCATCAAATTCTCTGTAACGTTTCCTTGGGTCGGTTTCCTTATTATTATCCACTTGGATAAAGTAGTCTAGGACTTCGTAGCCGTAGAGCTGTAACCACTTCTTTATATTGATATAAATACTGCTAATCACCTTCTAAGACTCCTTATAATCCTTGACTTACCTTTGTTTGCACTAATCCATTCCTCTAGCACTTCTTTACCTATATCGGTACTTGTACCAATACCTGAGCCTCTACGCCCACTAGGCTGTCTAGCTGACATACTTGACACAGAGAGTGGAAGGAGCTGTCCTCCCATAATCTTTATGGCATTTTCAATATAGTTGAAGGGAGGTAGCCCTGATTTAGGGTATCCCTTTAACATATACGTAGCAGCATAGAACCTATCTTGCTT